TCGTTCTATTTCTCCCCGAACGACGACGACCAGCCTGAACTGGCGCTGACTGGTCACGACCAGCCTGAACTGGCGCTGACTGGTCACGACCAGCCGAGACTGGCGACGATCAGCCCGGATCAGCAGGGATCGCATGTGTGGGGTGTGGTGGAGTGGGCTCGCAAGTTCATGTCTGTGGAGCTCATGGAGTGGCAGATCACAGCACTTGCTGACCAGCTGGGGTTCTCGGATGATGCCGGCATTGAGCTGGTGACTCGAAGCTCTCTTGTGAGTTGTGCGCGTCAGCAGGGCAAGAGCGTGGCTTTGCGCGCATTGGCTGGATGGTGGCTGACAGAGATGCCAAAGATCCGCGGTGAAAAACAAACCGTGCTCTTGATGGCGCACCGTCTTGACAGCGCTGCAGGAATCTACGAAGAAATCGCCGACATTCTCGAGCAGTACTTTGATGCAAAACTCACGCGCTCCTATGGTCGTCTCGCTGCAAAACTTCCAGATGGATCGAAGCTTCTTGTCCGATCCGCGAAACCGAATGCAGCGCACGGCCTTTCGGTTGACCTAGCACTTGTGGATGAGGTCTGGGGAATTGATGAAGAAGTGATTGATGGTGGCATCACGCCAACCATGCGCGCACGACGCTTCCCTCTTCTCAGCATGTGGTCCACTGCCGGCACAGAAGAATCAAAAGTCATGCAACGCTACCGAGAAATGGGTCTCCGTCTGATTGACACTCATGAGCCAACAAACTTTCATTTCCGCGAATGGAGCCCACCGCCCGACCTAGATCCGATGAGCCCAATCGCATGGTGTTACTCAAACCCCGCACTCGGAAAAACACTGGAAATGTCCACGATTGAATCTGAATCACAGCTCCCCGATCGCGCATCCTTCCTCAGAAGTAGCGTGAACCTTTGGATAGCAACCGACCGATCGTGGATCCCACAGGGCATCTGGAGCCAGCTCGCCACCACCGAACCTCTTCCAGCTGGGGGAGTGGTCGCAGTAGAAGTGGACTTCAACGACTCGCACTATTACGCCACAAGATCTGTGCTCATGCCGGACGGTCGCATCGGAGTCACAGTCGCGTTCACTTGCGACACACAAACACAGCTCTGGGAACATGTGCGCGAAATCGCCAAAGATCATTCGGTCAAGTTTGCATTCACACCGACCGTCGATCTGCAATGCCCACCAGCTCTCGAATCTCGGCGCGTCGTCGTTGGCTATGCAGAGATCTTGAAATGGACTCCAGCAGTCCAAGGATTGATCCGTGAAAAACAGATCGTCCACACTGGCGAGATGGCTTTAGCAGAGCATGTCGTTCGCGCGGTCAGTGTTCGCACACAAGGATCCATCGCAGTCAGTTCGCAAAGGTCGCCCGGACCGATTGAACTTTGCAGGACGATGATCTTCTCAAGCGCGATCGTTGCTGGCAACCGTCACTCCCGTGGGAAGCCACAGCTCGTCGTCGTTGCCAACTAAGATACGCGCGGAGTCGTGTGTCACCCTTTCGTCGGAGAAGGTCCCCCGATACACGACTCCACCAGAAAACTATGAAAGAGTAAAGACATGGGATTATTCAACCGCGTGAACAAACCAGCAATCGCTACTGAATACGGCGCAATAGAAATCACTGCTGCAGTCGGTGGATCTAATGCTGGCGCGTCTCAAGTTGATAACTACATCTCCTATCAAAACGGATCTGGGCGTGAACGCATGATGAGCTTGGCTGTCATTGCGCGTGCAAGAGATCTGATATGCACAACGATCTCAGGGCTCAATCTTGAGATGTACCGCGAGATGTGGAACGGTGATGAGATGGAAGAAGTTCCGTTGGCTCCGCGTTCATGGCTTGCGCGCATGGATCAAAGTATTCCGAACTCCACACTCCTCAGCTGGTTGGCTGATGACCTCATTTTCTGGGGTCGGGCCTACCTCTATGTCACGGAGAGGACTAGCGATCAATATCCTTCGAGCTACACAAGACTGCCGGCAGCAATGGTGCAGACACTTGACCAAAGCGGTCCTGTGTTCTTCGCGCCATCAAACAAAGTTCTATTCAACGGAATGGAAATTGACTCGCGCGATCTCATCCAATTCATTAGCCCAATGCAAGGCATTCTTTTCACTGGTCGTCGTCCAGCTGAGACCGCGATCCGCATCGAAGAAGCACGCATGCGAAACGCATCATCAGCAATTCCTGCAGGCGTATTGAAGCAGACTGGTGGCGAACCGTTGAGCGGTCAGGAACTTGCAGATCTTGCAGCGCAGTTCAATCTTGCGCGCTCAACTAATCAGACTGCAGCGTTGAATGAGTTCTTGAGCTACACCGAAACAAATGCGACACCGGACAAGATGCTTCTCATTGACTCTGCTGATTACAGCGCGCGCGACCTCGGCAGGCTCTTAGGCGTTCCTAGCTACTTATTGTCCGTCAGCATTGGCGCGTATTCTTACCAATCCGCACAGCAATCACGCATGGATCTCTGGCAATACGCATGCAAACCGATTGCAGATTGCATCACACAAACACTCTCCAGCGACAACAATCTTCCAAGAGGAACCATGGTGAAATTCGATGTGGACGACTTCCTATCGGAGACCTACATGGGCGGAGACATGGAAGAATCCGAGATGCCAGATGAATCCACTATGGGCGCAAGCTGATCGGATAAAGTCGCCACTATGTTGAAACTTCACGCAGGCCAGTTCACGATTGATGCAGCGCAAGGCGATCAGCCTCGACGCATGATCTCGGGAATTGCGGTTAGATATAACACTGAGGCAACGGTCAGCGATGGAACTCGCGTCATGTTTGCTCCTGGCTCTTTGCCATCAGATGGACCAGCACCAAAGCTCTTCATGTATCACGATGCAACCAAAGTGATCGGAACCGTCACCGAGCGCGTAGAAACAGACGAAGGAATGCTCTTCTCAGCCAAGGTCGCAGAGACCGTTCTCGGCTCGGAAGCATTGGTCCTCGCAGCTGCCGGAGCCCTCTCGGATGTGTCCGTCGGAGTGGAACCAGTCAAGTTCAAGTACGACAAAAACGGTGTCATGGTAATCACAGCTAGCAAGTGGATGGAGCTCTCGGTCGTGCCACACGGCGCATTCGACGCACCGATCCTCGATGTCGCTGCGAGTATCCACCAAGACGAAGAAGAAGTAAGCAATACTGAAGAAGTAATCCCAGAACAGGAGCAAGAAATGTCAGAAGCAACACCAGCCCCAGCAGTAGTTGAGGCAGCACCTATTACACAAACACTATTCGCACAGCCACGACGCGAGTTCGCTATGCCATCAGCTGGCGAGTGGATTTCAGCACAAATGCAAGGCGGAACAGTTGCAGCAGAAATGAATGCAAAGATCCGCGCTGCAGCGCCAGATGTGGTCACTTCTGATTTGGACGGCATCATGCCGATGCCAATTTTGGGACCTATCTATTCTGGGCTCCGAGGGTTGCGCCCTGTCGTTGATGCGATCGGCGTTCGCGCAATGCCACAGTCGGGCAAAGTTTTCATCCGTCCGGTAATCACCACCAACACAAGCATCGGTGGACCACAGACTGAAAACAACACGATCACCGCTGGCACTTTTGTAGTGAACGATGTTCAGATCACCAAGGGAATCTACGGCGGTTATGTAGAACTTTCAGAAGCTTCAGTTGATTGGTCATCGCCAGAAGTTCTCGGCGCGCTCCTCGAAGACATGCAGAAAATGTATGCCATCGCCACGGACAATGTCGCTGCAGATCTTCTCCGTTCGGAGACCACACAGACCACAGGCAATGTGGCTGTAACTGATCCTGCTGACTGGGTTGCAAAAGTTTATGCAGCATCAGTCACGATCTTGGCTCAAGGCAACTACATGCCAGACCACTTGTTCGTATCACCAGATGTTTACGCACAACTCGGAACCTTGTCAGACACATCGGATCGTCCATTGTTCCCACAAGTGGGCCCGATGAACGCATTCGGTTCAATGACTCCGGGAACGCGCGACAGCGTTGTATTCGGCTTGCGTCTTGTAGTAGATACCAACTTTGCAGCAAAGACCTGCATCGTCGGTGCAGCTGCGACCGGTGCATTCGAGTGTTGGGAACAAAACAAGGGAGCCGTGCAGTTGCTACAGCCTGCAAGCCTTTCAACTCAACTCGCATACCGTGGCTACTTTGCATCAAAGATGCTGGACGCAACGAAGTTCTGCAAAATCGCACAGGCTTAGTCGAGAGCGGAGCATCCGCTCATGGCAACATATCAAGTCAAGCAAAAGTATCTAGTCGATAACTTCGCCGTCCTTGAGCTCCTCACACCAGCGGAGCTTGAGGTCGGTTGGAGTATCACTGTCGCTGGCGTTGATGCAACATTCAACGGAACGAACATCACTGTCTATGCTTTGCCCCAATACTTGCTCACAAGTGTTGATGACCAAGGCGATCTCATTCTTGATCCGCTTGTACCTTTGGCGAACCAAGTTTGCTATCAAAAGACCGCTGATGATGTACCTCGCCAACTTGCATCGGGAACCGTCGCATGGACCCCAAAGACCTGCACTTGGATCACTCAGCAGAATGTCCTTGACTGGCTCGGCATCTCCGTCGCGTCGGCTGGCGATCAAACTTTCGTAACCACTTGCGCTGCAGCTGCGAATGCGTTCTGCTATCGCAGGCGATATGAAGCTGGGTATGTGGACTCACTCACGACCGTCCCATCACAAGATGTTTATCTGGGCACGGTCATGTATGCCGGCATGCTTTATAAATCTCGAGGAACAGTTGATGTCTTCTCGAGTTTCCAAGATATGGGCCAGACACCAGTCGTCGGAATGAACGGTCAGATCAAACAACTTCTCGGCATTGATCGTCCAGCTGTGGCATGACCGTCTCTAACTACACCGACCTCTTCAACAATGCGATGAGCGCGTTAGGAACGAAATTGGCGACCGCGACTGGCTTGCAAGTGGTAACGGATCCGCGCAATCTCAGGCCACCGTGCGTCTTTATTGATGCGCCATCGTTCACTATGTGGAACTACAACATCGCCAAGATGACCTTTCCAGTTCAGATCATTTCCATGGGCCCGGGCAACTCGGACGCGCTTGGCAACATCCTCAACATGGCAGCTGCAGTTATGACCGCCAATGTCGGAGCCACATCAGGCTCGCCTACCAGCGTTGATATCGGTGGGGTCGTTTTGCCGGCATACGAAATGATGATTGAAATGCAGGCACAGACCTCATGAGCTTTGTAGTTGCGTCCGAGCGTCTAGGCAAGATCGGTGATCCGTATTCGCCAAAGGATGGCATCAACATTGACGCGCTTCTTTCTGGTGGATTCATTGTGCGCGCCGAAGTATCAACCACAGAAGAAGAAAAACCTGCTAAAACTAAACCTAAGAAAGCAAACAAGGAGTAACCAATGCCTACCGCCGTTTATTTGTCCTCGCCAGTCGTCACCGTCAATGCAGTCGATCTCAGCGATCAGTGCACCGGTGCAACTGTAAACATCAACTACGACCAGCTCGAAGCAACCGCATTCGGCGACTCATCACGCAAGTATGTGTCAGGTCTGGGATCACACTCAGTCACGCTCGACTTCTACGCAAGCTTCGCAGCGACCGAAACTTGGGCAACACTCAAGAGTCTTGTCGGAACTTCCACCAATGTGATTGTGAAGCCAACGGTCGGAGCTGATTCAGCAACTAACCCGGGCTTGACATTCACTGGAACATTCTTGGCAGCTTTGCCAGTAGTCACTTCTTTGGGTGCTCTCGGAACCATTTCCGTGACATTCAATGGTGGTGTCTATACATCTGACGAAAGCTAATCACTGACCGCGCACCGGTCCGACACGAAAGCGAGAAGAAATGAAGCTGCACCTAAAGGTGACAGAAGAAGGAAAAGACCCATACGAAGTGACAACAAACCTTGTCACATTGGTCGCATGGGAACGACGGTTCAAGCGCAAAGCGTCAGACATGGCGAACGGTATCGGCGTAGAAGATCTTGCGTTCTTGGCGTGGGAAGCATCCAAACAAGCGAAGATCGTCGTGCCGGGCGAGTTTGACAAGTTCATTGCAAAGCTCGATGCCGTTGAGGTGGTTGCTGAGGAAATTGAAAACCCTATCCTCGCGGAACTCACCGAAGGCTCCTAGCAGAATTGCTAGTTGCTCTTTCGTGGGCTCCGCGTTTTTACGAGGAAGAGTTTGACACTGCCGACCTACTCACTGTCACTACTGTGTTAGAAGAAAGAAACAGGAAGTGAGAACATGGCACGATCAGGCATTCAGGTTTATGGGATCAAAGAAGATCTCAAGACGCTGAACAAACTCGCCCCAGATCTACGCCGACAGATCACAAAGGATTATCGCGCACTCATGCAGCCGACAATCTCGGACGCGCGAAACAATCTTCCAGCTGGAATCGGTCAGACAGTTATGCGTGGCTTCGGTCGCAAATGGCGACACATCTTCCCATGGGACAAAGCAATTGCAAACCGATCCATCACGGTCAAGATTGATACTCGACGAGCGCGCAAGCGGAACATGGACAAAGGCGCACAATACGAAACTTTGAGCGCATTCCTGATTCAACAGAAGAACCCTGCCGGCATTGTGTTTGACATCGCTGGGCGTGGCGGTAAATCGTCTTCAACACAGAAGCGCAAGGGAATCACCTACGACTGGAACAACACGCTGATCGAGAACATGGATCGCGTCTTCGGTAAGGCTTCGCGTTCAATGTGGCCTGCCGTAGAAAACAATACGGACAACATTGAAGCAGCGATCCGAAACATCTCTGAAGAAGTTGAGCGCAAGCTCACGATCGCATTGAGCAGGAGCAATCTCTAATGGCTATTCGCATCCCAATTATTACAGATTTCCAAGGTGACGGAATAAAGAAAACCTACGCGGAGTTCAAGAACCTCAGCACGAACGCCGAAAAAGCGTCCTTCCTCATGAAGCGCGCCATGATCCCGGCAACCGCTGCCGTTACTGCGCTTGGAGTGGAATTGATTCAGGCTGCAAAAGCAGCTGCAGCAGATCAAGCATCACAAGCTCAACTCGCACGCCAGCTCACAGCATCCACGAACGCCACAACATCGCAGATCAAAGCGAATGAAGATTTCATTTCGTCCATCCAGATGAGCGCAGCAGTCGCCGACGATGAGCTTCGTCCGGCGCTTGCCAGCCTTGTCCGTGGTACTGGCGATCTTGAGACCGCTCAGAACGCTTTGCAGACCGTCCTTGATGTCTCGGCTGCAACTGGCAAGGGAGTCCAGGAAGTCGCTGATGCTGTGTCAAAGGCTTACGGCGGAAACACTAAAGCAATCAAGCAACTTTCACCGGAACTCTTCGGACTCATCAAGGATGGCGCTTCGGTCAATGAGGTAATGCAATCGTTGAATGGGACATTTGGTGGCGCGTCAGAAGCAGCTGCGAAATCGGCTCAGGGCTCTTTCAAGAAGATTTCAATTGCGCTAGGCGAAATCCAAGAGATGATCGGCAATCAAGTTCTGCCATACATGACACGACTGACCGACTCGCTGACCAACATTTCAACATGGGTGAATAAGAACCCTCAGACATGGGGCAAGCTCGCTGATGGGATCAAGTTTGTTGGCATCGAGTTTTTCAAGGCAACTAATAGCGCATTCGGTTTCTTTAGTTCGCTTGTCAATGGCATCTCAAATCTAGTCACGACCGAAAAGCAGTTCGGCGCGTACAACGAAAAGCTCGGCGTGTCCAACGCTCAGCAAATGCGCATCGCTGATTCTGCCGGCATCGCGAACAAAGGACTTCTCAATTTCGGTGATGGTGCTAATGGTGCTGGTAAAGCCGTGGACGACATGGCAAAGAAAATCAAAGAAGCTCGAGACGAAATAGAAAAGCAATTTAGCGACGCTCTTGACTCTGCCAAAGGCAAACTAGAAGAAGCCAAAACTGCCTACGACGAGTTCAAGACCACGGTCTCGCAATCGGTCACTGGCGAGTTCTCAATCTCTGGTGCAGCCGACGCAGCTAAGGAAGCCGGAACGACCATCCTCGCCCAGCTCACACAACAGGCTCAAGGAGCAAAAGCGTTCGGATCTAAGGTTGAGCAACTGCTCAAGATGGGTCTCTCGGAAAGGGCTCTCAGAAGCGTTCTAGCAGCAGGTCAAGAAGCGGGAGACGCAATCGCCACGGAACTGATCCAAGGTGGCTCAGACGCGATTACAGGGCCCAATGGGATCAACCAGATGCTTGACTCGCTCAACATGTTTGCCGACGCGCTCGGGGTTATGGGCGCGGACTTGTTCTATGGGGCAGGTGTCAAGCAAGGCGAAGCGATGCTCAAGGGTGTCAATGATGCAATCGCTGGCGCTCAAGCAAAGCTCAAAAATCCAAAACTAAATCTTGCAGATGTGAAAGGTATTGGAGCAAACTTCCAAAACACAGTCGGCGCGATCATGCTCGGACCTACCAGCTCATCAATGGCAGCAATCCCAACCAGCGCGGAAGAGTTTGCATCAATGCGCGGTGGCTCAACTTACAACATCACCGTGAACGGTGGACTCAACTCGTCAGCCGAACAAGGCAAAGCGGTTATCGATGCCATTCGTGCAGCTAATCGTGCTTACGGTCCAGCAGCTATCGCGGTTGCATAATCATGGGTGCAGCAGTTGTCCAGTCTGGTGAGTACAAGCTTGAAATAGACACAGGCTTTGATTCAGGCAGCTTTGTACTCGACTCAGATCTAAAAGGCGTTCTAGATAACACGCTCTATACGCTCGGACCGGGAACAACTTTTGCCGATGTCACCACAGGCGTAACAGCTGTAAACATTTTCCGCGGTAGGCGCGATATCGGCGATCAGTTCTTGCCCGGCTCGATGAGCTTTACACTCAACGACCAGATCGCTTATGGCGCTTTCAATCCATTCAACGATGCCAACGCTGACCCAGCAAATAATCAGCCGGGTCTCGCACCGATGCGCCAAGTGCGTTTCTATCGCTACAACACATCAGGAACAGCCGAATCGCTCTTTCAGGGAATCATTGTCAATTATGACTATTTCTTCAGCATGGACAACAATGACACGGTTCAGGTGTTTTGTGTAGATAACCAGTATCTACTTGCACAGGCAGAGCTGGACGAATGGAATGTCAGCGAACAACTCTCGAGCGCTCGAGTCGTGGCCATGCTTGCGCTTCCAGAAGTGGATGCTTTTCAAGGTGTCGGTCAGCAGTCAATAGAAACAGGCGAAACAACACTTGGCGGAGCATCCGCTTATACGGTTCCACAGGGAACCAATGTTCAGCAATATCTAGCCAACATCATTGACGCGGAACAAGGTCGCGCATTTGTAAACCGTTCAGGCGTATTCACTTTCCAAAACAGAATCGGAAGTTTCGTCGGCACACCAGTCGCAGATTTCAGTGACAACAGCGGATATCCATATTCTGATTTGGGTATCAATTTCGGTTCAGACAAAGTGGTCAATCGTGCAACCGTTTCAACCCTACAAGACCCAAACAATCCACAGACAGTTGATGATCTTGGTTCACAGGCAGAGTATTTCATTCAGTCTGTGTCTTATTTGGGAAGTCTTTTGCACAACAACACGGCAGCTCTTGATCTCGCGTTGTACTTGATTAGACCTCAGCCGACACCAGTATTCACCGGCTTGACAACTGAGTTCCAGACTTTGACTACAGCTCAGCGCGATGTGGTGGCAACACTCGACATCGGAAGCGTCGTCAGCATAGAAAAAACCATACAAACCAGCCAGACCACGACATCAATCGTCGCCGAAACTGCAGCTATTGAAGGCATCGCGCACGAAATAACTTTCAGCAACCCACACAAAACCACCATATTTACATCGCCTACACAGGTGTATCTGGACTTCATTCTTGACAGTTCCACACTCTCAACCGTGTACGCACTAACCTAGGAGACACTATGGCTAACCCATTCCCATTCACCGCTGGTCAGGTGCTTACCGCTGCACAAATGAACGGCATCGGCGAAGCGGCAATTTCGTTTACACCGACTTTTGCTGCAGGCGGTTATACGCGTGGCAACGGCACGAGCATTGCTTACTATTTGCGCGTAAATAAATTAGTTTATGTTTATGTAGAAGAAACTTTGGGAACTACTTCTTCCATGGTTGGCGCGCCTATTATGACTTTGCCTGTTACCGCTTCACGCCAGCAAGCAATACAAATGGGGCGAAGCAGAATAGATGACACGGGCGCAAATGTGTATTGGGGTACAACAGTTGGAAGTGGGACTACTCAAGTCATCGTCTATGCCGATAATTCGGCTGGAACCTATATAGCGTTTGCAGGTATTAGCGCAACAATTCCGATGACATGGGCAGCGACTGATAAGTTCACGCTTCAATTCGTTTATGAGGCAGCATAATGACAACTAAAGAACAGCACGCAGAACAATGCCGAACAGAAAACCCCGAAATGGTTACAACCGAAAACGGCATTGAACGCATACTAACTAAAGAAGAATACGAAGCAGCTATCGAAGCATGGGCACTGATGCGCTTCTATCAAGACAACCCAGACCAGCAACCAGTACCGACACCATTCGGCTGATGCGTTGGCGTTACCTCATCGGCTACGGCATGCTCATCGCAGTGGTTCTGTGGGGATGCTCTGGATGTTCGGATCGTGAACGCAAAAATTGTGTGCACGCAGGCAATCAGCCTGTGACAATCTCATCAGATCTACAAGTTGGGACGGGTCGCTGTGCCTAAATACACGAACGAAGAAATCAAAGCTCGACTGATCCTCATCGTCGGATGCGGTCTGACACTCGCTTTTGTCGGCTCAATCTTCACACTGCTTTACGGTCTGCTCTTTGTGACACAGCCACTCGAGCAAGCACCAAACGACGCAGAAGCATTCTCAGTACTCAACCCGATGCTGATGACACTTTCTGGCGGTCTAATAGGATTACTCGCATCCAACGGACTCAAAAACAAACAAAAGGACAAAGACGATGAAAGCTAAAGACAAAGCCCTAATCGCCAGCTACGCGCGTTCAGTAGTCGGAGCTCTCATTGCGGTCTATTCAACCGGCACAACAGATCCGCGTGACTTTGGCAAAGGTGCAATCGCAGCAATCATCCCCCCGTTGCTGCGCTGGGTAAACCCTAAAGACTCGGCTTTTGGTCGTGACAGTAGCAAAAGCTAAGCCAGGAGTCCCTAATGCTAGGGATTACATCGGCAACGCGGACGGGCCATCACCAAAGCCACGCGCTGGAATGGATGAATGGATCCGTCAAGCAATCGCTGCATCGAATGGCGCGCTCTGGAACAATGGATCATGGGGTCAGCGTGACATGCGCGGAAAGCCCGGATCATTGTCTGTGCACGCGACTGGTAGAGCTGTAGATCTTTCGTATCGCAAAAGCGAAAAGCATCCAAAAGCATCACGCAAAGAAGCGCTGGTCTTCATTGACAAACTTGTCGCCAATGCCAATGAGCTCGGCTTGCAGTGCATCCTCGATTACATGCCCGAAAAGTTCGGACGCGCTTGGCGCTGTGATCGCTACGCATGGCAAAAATATGACAAGCCAACTATCCACGGCGCTCCCGGCGGAGACTGGTTCCATATTGAGATCACACCACAAGCTGCAGACTCCGTGATCTGGGTGAAAGCCGCATTTCTAAAGGTCTTCGGGGAAATCCCACCTAAAGCTTGACCAATGCCCTAGGGTCGGAGTACCGACGAAAGGCAAGTGATTATGAGTGAACCGCAGTTCTTTGACTACTCCGTTTACACAGGAGTAATGGACAACGGACAAGAGATCCTCGTACAGATTTTCACGGAACCTGAATCGGGCAAATACCTACTAGGACAAATTGCATTCCGATCGCATGCTTCATCATGGGGCGTGCCTATACCACTGGAGAAAAAATGAACTACTTCGCAGAGAAATTGTTAGGGCTAGTGCTTTGTACCGTTTTCGGCTTTACGGCGCTCACAGGGGCTCCTGACGCGTCTAAAGAGCCTTCTGGGACTATTGCTCTAGCGCCGATGAGCGTCAAGCCATACCTGATTGAGCCCACCACAACGACCAGCTCCACGATCTACATTGATCCGCATTCGAGCGCGTGCGAACAGTTTTCAGCTTTGGCGATCAACCTTGGCTGGCCAGCAGATCAGCGGACGGTGCTTGAGTCAGTAATGAAAAGAGAGTCAAATTGCACACCAAATGCACACAACACGACGCTCAACAAAGATAAATCACAAGACTGGGGTCTGCTACAAATCAACGGTCGCTCATGGACAAAATGGTTGCAGCGTCAAGGCATCATCAACCAAGCATCAGATCTGCTACACGCTCAAACTAACTTGATCGCTGGATTAGCAATTTACAACTACGGCGTGGAGCGTTACGGCTTCGGCTGGGGACCATGGAGCGTAAAGTGAGCGAAGGCGTGTCATTCAATCAAGGTGAACTCACCGAAGAAACTCGAAAAATGGTGCTTGACGCAAGCGCATCAGCATCACACACAATGGCTGTATTCAATCTGATGGACGACATCATGGCGATCAGCAAAAACCCTCACGCATCAATCATTCGTCGTTTGCGCACAATGAAAAACTCGCTTTCATTGAATGATCCGATGCCACTTTACGATGTGACTACACTTGACCAAGCAATCAAAGCGCTCGAAGCGCACTCATAGAAAAGGCATCCGACATGTCCGACAATCAGCCAGAACTATTCCAAATCACCACAGGGCTCGGTGGCACAAAATATGTGCCTACAGTCAATCGCAATGTGATCATCACAGCAAAGAAAGCGCATCCAACATCACAACGCGCAGCGATCAAGGCTTACCCAAAGTCAGGATCCAAGCGTCAAAAGATCTACAACGCGATCAAGCTCTTCGGTGGACTTACCGACGAAGAAATTGAACGCACACTCGACATGTCCGGCAACACTGTCCGACCTTCGCGTGTGTCACTTGTGCGCGACGCTTTAGTTATGGACTCAGGACGCACACGCAAAACCGTCTCAGGCAATGACGCGATCGTATGGGTGGCTTGCTGATGGGCTTTGATCTCAGCAATTACGAAACAGTTGAGCAGCGTCTTGTGCGCTTTTGGGCAACATTTCCAGACGGTCGCATTGAGACCTGCATGATGAACTACGACGGAGACTCTTGCATCTTCCGTGCAGAGCTGTACCGACATGCCGATGATGCTAAGCCGATGTCAGTCGGATATGCACATGAGCAACGATCAGACCGTGGGGTCAATTTGACCAGTTGGTGCGAAAACGGGGAGACGAGCGCAATTGGACGCGCAATCTCGAACAGTCCGATCCAAGGACAAGGCAACGGTCCCCGACCTTCTCGTCAAGAGATGGAAAAGGTCGCTCGGCTGGGGGGCAACCTAGCGCCCACCACTGATCGCCCAGCCGGGCAACCATCCACGCAAGTGCATACACCCTCTGGTGCATTCGCGACACCGAAGCAACTTGGCTACATCAAGAAGCTTGCCAAGGATGCCGGCATGGATGATCTTCGACTTCTGGAGTTGATCCAACGCGAACTGAACAGCGATGAAGCTGTGCTGGAACTATTGAAGTCACATGAAGCGAGCAGAATCATTGAGGTATTGAAATGACATTACGAGAACTAATCAGCGTGCTAGATCGTATTCTTGATCTGATTGAGCGCGTAAAGACTGGACATGACTTCTTGCACAGCGACGAGGTGCTGCAAAAGTTGCAATGGACTGCAAAGAACCTTGCTGATGAGATTTGGACAGCACAAATTCGTGAAGCAAAATCATGAAGTTTGATAAAGCGATGAGCGAAGCCGAGCTCAAAGAAGTGGTGATCTCGGTAGCGCGCAGATACGGCTGGCTCATTCATCACGATCTGCCGGCACAGAACTCTCGAGGTCGCTGGCTGACCAATGTCCAAGGCGATGCAGGATTCCCAGATCTGCTCATGGTGCATCCGGTATCAGGCAAGCTGCTTGCTGTGGAATTGAAAGCCGAACGCGGAAAGCTCTCACCATTGCAGAAGCGCTGGCTTATGGCATTTGATACAGGACAGCATTTCAATAGCGTTTGGAAGCCCTCTGATATGGAGTACATTCTCTACACTCTGAGCAACTTCCAGCTCTAAACAATCGGCTAGTCGCACGACCTACACCGTCGCAAGGTGATCGGGTAACACACGGAAAGCGTGGGT